GTCAGCCTGGTCACTGCCGGCCACCCAGGCGTCACAAGTACGGCTGGCGGCACACTTGAAGTCGAATATTTCGCAGTACCCAAGGTCACCGGCATCGATCATGGCCCAGGGGTCACCCTCGTCACCAATACCCTGGGCGATGCACTTGAGCATCGATTTCTCTTGGTTGAATGCGGAGCAGTTACCGCAAAGAGCTGTCTTCGCGTCCTTCTCGCTCACTTCCCAGGCGCTGGCCTTCTTCATCCAAAACTGTTTATTGGGCAGTGCCGGGTTCTCTGGGCCATACTCGGCAGAGTCGATGGCCTTGCCCCGGTTCTTCAAGTTCACCGTGATGTCTTGAGTGGCCGTGGGGCACTTGGCGCCATTGCCCTTCATCATCTGCTCGGCTGCGCGTTCATAGTCTTTTGTTGCCATAGTCTTTCACCACTTTACTTTGTTTGCCCAGTAGGCCGCGCTCATCTTGCCCTTGGCAATGTTTTGCGCGTGCCTGGCCTTGAATGCCTCATTCCTCTTGGACCCGTCAGGGGAACCAGTTGCCCCCTGTTGCCCAAACCTGATGAGCTTGACCTCGTCACCAGACTTTGCCAGCACAGCATGACTCTTAGTCTTGTGGCCGGGCGTGCGCTTGGGGGCGTTGTAGCCTGAGAACGTCTCAGATCCGCGCTTGATCATTTCTTCTTGGCCGTCTTGGCTGCCTGCTTGAAAGCCTTGGCAGTGGGGGCGCCGGGAGTGCCAGGTTTGCGCATCTTCTCTTTGGAACCGGCAGCGATGCGCTCACGCTTGGCCGCGATGTTGGCATACAAACCCGCCTTCACTTCATCCCCCTGGTCTTCATGTTCTTGGCCGTGCGTGAGCCGCGCATGGGCATCTTGGCCTCTGACATGGCAATTGCAATGGCCTGCTTGGGGTTCTTCACAACCTTGCCGCCCTTGCCAGAGTGCAGGGTTCCAGACTTGTACTCACCCATCACCTTGCCGACTTTCTTTTGCGCTTTGGTCATCTTCATGCTCGCCCTTTCAAAAAATGAGTTGTTGGGGAGGAATTACCAGCGGTGGCGCAAGCACTCCACAGAGGCGGCAACCACATGAACCATCCAACACACTTCCCTCCAATTATGCAACCCTGGGCAGGTTTCTGCGCAATGGCTGCGACCACTTCCCCGACATGCTTGACCCGTACATCCCGACAACAGCGTCACTTGCGAACGTCAAGCAAAACGCATCAGCCCGGTCAGGGGACGGCAGGCCGCGCTTCCTGATCTCATCTTTGCCCTCAATCTGGATCTTCCCGCTGGACGTGAATGAGTAGCGCACTGTCGCCAGTTCCGCGATCAACTGTTCATCTTTGGGCATCCGACAGTCACGCGCCTCAAGCCATGCCTTGGCCTTGTGCCACAACTCAGCCTTGAGGTTTCTGTACGTCTGGCCCATGGCAGGGGACTCTGACACATTGATCCCGCGAGCAGGCAGACCCAGCTCACGCAACCTGTCAACCACTCCAGCGCCCAAACCAATCGAGTCCACCAAGATCTCTGCTGGCCGGGAGCTTGGCATCAAGACTTCCCACTCAGCGACAACGGCACCCGTGAGCTGCATCAGGTCCAGGTTCTTCCACGTTCTGATGGGTTCAGTAACAGCGTTACCCTGCCTCTTGCACAGGGCTGACTTGTCAGAGCCAAACCGGGCAACGTCCAAGCCCCACACCATCTGCGCGTGCTGGCTGGCCTCAACGTCCCGGTTGGAGGCCATCTCCAGCAATTCCATGGGGATCACCGTGTCATCGTCAGATCTGGGGAATTCACCCAAAACCCTGATGCGGTAGGCGTTGGACTCTTCCCCGTAACGCGCCTTCATCTCTTCGATGTATTCCTGGCTGACTTGAGGTGAGTCAGCGCACGCTACCTTCATGGTCACCCAGTCATCAGCCAAACGGTTGTGGGTGTCATAGAAGAATCCACTGGACCTCACCGGGTTGCCCAGCAGCAGCGTGACGGCGTTGTGTCCAGACATGGAGCCACCAGCGGCCTCGAATACCTGTTCGGGTATACCTGATGCCTCATCTCCTACCAGCATCACGTTGTCGCTGTGTACGCCTTGGAGGGCTTCGGGCTGCTCGGCCCTTGATGTCCTGGCAGAGATGAACGCTTCGGTGGCAGCATCCTTGACCTCGATGCGGTCCTGTTTGACCTCGAGCTGATCCTGGAGCAGTTGCGGCATGGCCTTGATCCAGCGCTTGAGTTCCGCAAATAAGGCGTCATACAACTGGCTGCTGGTGGGGGCCGTGACCACAATCTTCACCGGGAACCGTAAGTGCAAATACCAAAGCATGGCCCATGCGCCAGCGGTTGATTTGCCCACACCGTGCCCAGACCTGACAGAGATGCGGCGGTTGCCCTTGGCAATGTGCATCAGGAATTCTGCTTGCCACGGGTCAGGCGTGACGCCGAGCACTTCTTGCACGAACCTTACTGGGTTGTTCTTGTAGAGTCTTACGAATTCAACAAACGGGTTCTGGGTGGGGTCCAGCGTTGTCTCAACTTTTTTTATTTTTTTTGGGACGCTGGGCGCGATGGGGGCCGGGGTAGGGGGGTGGGTCATGGTCGGTGTTTGTTAAGGTGCTGCATCAGCCTGCCCCCAGCCGCGAGCGCAAGGGGGGGGTCGGCGCGGCCAGCAGGCCAGGACCGGCGCGGCCAGCAGCCTGTGCGCAACTTGCACGCGCCTGCGGATTGCTGGTTAGTGACTGCTTGCGCTCGATGCCGCATGGATGCTGGAATCGACTGATCGTTATCAAAAGCCTAATCGCTACATTGTCCATTATGTTAAGTTATTCCATGCCTGCACCAGTGCTTATGCACAGAAATGACCATTATCCACAGGCAATCCCATCTGACCTGTGGATAACTATGCACTTATTTGCCCTCGCCTGTGGATAACTCGGCCTCGATGACCTCGGCATGGCGCAGTGCATCCATGCGCATTGAGTGGATGTTGACCTGGATCTGCGCCTGTTTGGCCCCGTAAACGCTCGGTTTCCACTTCTCAGCCAGCCACTGGCGCGTTTGGATGCGGACGCGAGCGTGCGCGGCGTGCTCTGGATCGGCGCTGTCCGCTATCGCCAGCGTCTCACAAGCCAACTCATCGGCTGCTTTCGCCCGCGCACGCGCAATCATATCAGGACGATCTTGATCTTCGATCCACGTCTCTAGCGCCTTGCGCCCAATGCCCAACTCAATGCAAATCACCGACATTGGCTTGCCAGCCTCGACCATTGAAAAGATCATCTCTTCTGGCAGTTCCTCCAGCAAAGCCATGTCACGTCTAAATTTAGGTCTTCCAGGCATGTTTTTAGCCCTTTCTAAAGGTTTTAACGCGCTCAAGTACCCAAGCCCAGCATCTGGCACAAAGTGCCTTAAATCGATTGATTGTGTCCATGCTTAAATTTCTCCGCTGTTTTGCTGTCAAACATTTTAGGTGCCTTGGATGGTGCTGAAATGTCCAGATCGTTGACGAAATCATCAAAGCCCGTTGCACCCCCCAACTTCTCCACCTTGACCACCACCGGGTCGTACTTAGCGTACCTGATCTTGGCCTCGACCACTGCCTGGTTGATCTCAGCCTCAATCAGCAGCTCAATCTCATCCATTGACCAGACGTGCTGCCCGGCAACGTCTGGCCGGTTTTCCCGATACCAGGCTGCATCTTGCTTGGTGGCAACCACCACCATCAACTTGCCATCTTTGCCGACATGCTCCACCGCGCCAACCGTTGGCCGCTGTGAGACACCGACACCCACAGCCCAGGCCTCGAGCGCCTGGTAAGCCCTGACCATGCCTGCTGCTGACTTCTCCAACCTTTCCCGGTCCTTGTCCTGGCAGGCCTGCCAAACCCTTTGCTGCTGCGCGTGAAACTTCTCCATGAAGTTAGCATCTGCCAACTTTTGCAACCGATCAGTTCCCCAACGCTTGTCGCAGTCCTTCTTCACTTCTTCCAACTTTGACAACCATGACCCCATCGCCAGCTCAAACTCTGTTGCTGGAAACTGCACCGCGATTCCGCGACTTGGCATCCGACTTTTGCCCTGACTGCTTTGCACTGGTTTCATTTCTTCCCTTTCCAATTAAATCGACTTCGGTGACCACGTTGGTGAGTGAGTGAATATGGGTGTCTTATAGACACACCCCATATTCACTCACCAAACTCCGCGCAACGTGTTTTCACCATATTCACCATATTCACGCCCATATTCACCATATTCACACCTCTTTTTGAGGGAAATGCTCCTCACCCCCTCCAAACCCTGGATCTGCCTGTAATTTAAGCATCGTGGCCTGATTCAACCACACAAAAATTACTTCTTTAGTGTCATAGGTTCCACCAATCCCCCTGGCTACCAACTTCTCTCCAAAGGTCCTTGCGCCATCATCTCCCTGCCTCTTTGACAGTGCTTCCTGGTCATTTCTTCTTCTCAACTCGTTGACGGCCTCCTTCCAATCTTCACGGGTCACGACCAACTGGTCATTGATTGCTGGAACCCGTCTTGACTTAGTTGTCATCGCCATGAACAACGCCTTAAGCGCATAACTGGCAAATATTCCCTTGTCAGTGACATCTGGAGTGGCTGCTTTTTCTTGTCCTTTGCGTGCCTTTTCCATCTCCCCTGAGATGGTTTCGCGGTGCTTGATTGCCAGACTGCTGCCGTTCTCCAGGCCCAGATCTGACCTGTCAATCTCCACCTCAATGGCCTCAAACCCGTAGTTCTGGCCGTCCTCACCGTCCTTTTGTTTGGACATGAGAATCAAACCTTCACGGGTTTGCGGGAACCTGATGATCTCCATCTGGGTGTCCACCGCGCCCAAAAGGCTTGAGTGTCCGCGCAGCCCTTTTGTCGTGTCCTTTCCAGCGTGGTGGAGCAACATGAGTGAGCACTTGTAGCGGTTCTGGATCTTTCCCGTGGCCTGGATGAAGGCACCCATGTCATCACTCGAGTTCTCATTTCCACCGCCAAACGCTCTGGCGAGGGTATCGATCACGATCATGCGCAGTTGAACGCCGATCAACTGCACCAACTCATCGATTGCCAGGATCAGGTTCGTGAAGTCTTCCACGCTGGATCTGAGGTTGATCATGGAGCGCACGACAAAGAGCTGGGAAGAGTCAGGCGTCTTGTGGTGCTGCTTGATCGCGGCGATCCTGGCCCCTATTCCCCCATGACCTTCACCGGCGATGTACAAGACCGGCCCTGTGCCGTTGATCTCTTTGCCAAGCCACGGCCTGCCACTGGCGATGCACTCGGCAATGTCCATGGCAATGAATGACTTGAATGAGGCTGGCGGCCCATAGAGCGCGACAAAAGACTTCTCAGGGATCACGTCTTGGACCAACCAGTTGACGGGTTCGTCC